AGCAGGAAAAGATTCTCGCGGCGAAAGAGAAAGCCGCACAGCGGCTTGAAGCGCAGGACGCGAAAATCGTTGACAAACTGAAACAGCAGACAGCGGAGCTGGAAGAACAGAAAAAAAGAGCCGGGGAGCTGACGCAGACAATCACCGATGCGTCCAAAGGCGCTGACATCAAGGCCGCGATGGAGGGGGCGCAGCAGTCCATCAAAAGCGGCATGAAGAATCTGCTCAAATATGGCATTGGTATCCGCTCACTGTTCGTTCTTTTCCGAAAGCTAAAGCAATACACCATTGAAGCGGTAAAGGCTTATGCCGAGAACGACCCGGAGACGAAGAAAAGCATTAACGAACTGAAAGCGTCTTTGCAGGGGCTAAAGGCCTCATGGGGCGCTGCGTTTGCTCCAATTCTTACTGCGGTTATCCCGGTATTGCAGACGCTCATTGGCTGGATCACAAAGGCTGTGGACGCTATCGCGGCGTTCTTTGCGGCTCTTAGTGGGAAAAGCACATTCAAGCGGGCCATAACCAACACGGGAAAGTTGAGCGACAATCTATCCTCCGGCGCTGGCGCTGCAAAGGAAATGAAAAAGCAGCTCATGGGCATTGATACGCTGACCATTGCGCAGGATTCGTCCTCCGGTGGCGGCGGTGGCGGTTCCGGCAGCGGGATCAAGTACGAAGATGTAGCCATCAGCGACAAGATCAAGAACAACCTCGGGCTTATCAAAAACCTGTTGGAGGGGATAGCAGCACTTGCTATCGGGCTTGCGTTCGGGAAAACTGCCGCGAGTATTGCGCTGGTTCTTTTCGGCACTCTGGATTTGATTGATGCTTTTAAAAATTTCATCAACACCGGAAGCCTTACGAAAGACATGTGCGCGGAGATGTCAACCGGGTTTCTTAAAATCGGTATCGGTCTTGCCCTTCTCACCGGATCATGGATACCGCTTGCAATCGGAGCGTTCCTTGCTCTCGGTTCATTCCTGTCCGGGTGGTGGGATGACATCACAGCGTTTTTCGACAAGATCAGCGGCATAGTCAATGGGTGGTTCGACAATGCGCTGAAAACGCTTTCCGAAAAGGGCAACGTCCTTTCTCAAGTATTCATTCTGCTTTACGGCGTCGTTCAGTATTCTTTTAACAATATCGTCGGCGCTATTCGCACGGCATTGTCACTTATAAAGGCAATCTTTGAAACGCTGGCCGCTGTTGTATACGGTTTCGCCACCGGCGATTGGTCGGCGGCGCTTGACAAGATCAAGAGCGCATGGATCGACGTATGGGTTGAAATAAAACGTTGGGGCGCTTCACTTATCAACAGTATCCTTGGCACTGTGGAGGCGTTTGTTAACGGCGTTATTACGATGTTCAATAACCTCGTCGGGGCGTTCAGCAGCGTTTTGCAATTCTTCGGCGGCGGCGGTATAAACTGGCGTGCAAGCTCTGTATCTATTCCGCGCCTCGCCAAGGGCGGCATCGTCAAAAAAGGCACTCCGTTCATCGCTGGTGAAAACGGCTCGGAGGCCGTAATTCCGCTTGAGAGAAACACCCAATGGGTATCGATGGTAGCGGATGGCATCGTTGACCGTATGACGGACAAGTTCGCCGGTTTGAACATGAAAATGCCCGCCGTTGCAATGGGCGGTGTAGTGCCGCCTAATGCGTTTTCCTCCGGGTATGGGTATGGTATATCCCCAGAGTTGGAAAGTAAGCTAGACGCGCTTCTCGACCGTTTAACGGCGCGTGGCAACGAACAAATCAAACCGAGCGACGTTTACCTTGATAAGCGCAAGGTCGGCGAGATCATGTACACCTACACCGAGGAACGGAACAGGGGGCGCGGCAAATGAAACTGATTGTAAACGGTATTGACATGCTCCCCTATCTGGACGGCGGCGGGTACACCGTAACACGAGAGGACGGCGACAGCCCGGACGCAGGGCGCACGATGGATTACACAATGCACCGGGCGAGGATCGCTACGAAATTCCGCATTGATGCGACGTTCAAGCCTTTGTACACCAAGGACGCTGAAATCGTTCTCCCTGCTCTCTTGCCGGAATACGTCGAGGTAACTTACACAAACCCATGGTTAACTGGTACGCAAGTTACAATGATGTACAACAGCACAGGCAAGGCTACGGTCGATACATCTTTCGGTGATGGGAAAGAACGCTGGAACATTGATGCGCTCGCCCTTGTGGAGAGATAGCCATGCAGAACACAAGCGCAACATACAAGGAAATCGTCGCCGGTACGCATTGGTTCGAGACCAAGCTCGTCATCGGCGACGAGTTTTATTTGATCGATGAGCACGCAGACTATATCACGTTCGGCGGGACGAGGATTTATTACGATTCCGATTCCGGCGGATACGGCGGGAATATGCTCAAAGAGATCAAGACCACGCAGCACCTTTTCACGGACGACAAGCCGATGGTCGGGTGCTGTGTAGCCGCGGAAATTGATGTCACGATGGTAAAGCCGACGGCGACGATTAAGAGAATGTCCTCCATCAAGCCGTTTATCCGCGCTGTGAACGACACGAAGGAAAGCGAGTGGATACCGAAGGGCGTTTTCTATATAGACACACGCTCCGATGGAGAGAGCACGGATGAAATCGTATTCCACGGGTACGACGCAATGCTAAAGGCCGAGAACGATTTTCCCGTGAACGGTGATATTGGCGAATGGCCCAAAACGGATATTGACGTTGTAAACCTTATTGCTGGGCATATTGGCGTGGAGGTCGATACACGCACGTTTGACATCATGCAGCGTGGGTATCCGGTGCAGTATCCCGGAGGCTACTCTATGCGGGAAATCCTCGGATATATCGCGGCAATGTACGCGGGAAATTTCATCATGTCGGACGATGGAAAGCTCCGTCTTGTCCGGCTGAATGAAATCGGCATCGAGACACACTATCTCGTGGATACTGCTGGGTATGTCCTCACGTTCGGAGGTGACAGGATCCTTGTCTGAATCGGTTTTTATTGGTCGAAGCGCAAAGGGATACACTTCAACGCCGGAATTGCCGAAATACACCAAAGTCCGCATCAACGTTGACGATGATTCTTTCTATGAAGCCGGGAGTGGGGATAATGTCTTAGAGCTTGAATGCCCGTGGGGTTCTCAGCAGATGGCGAACGACATCTTAGAGAGCATCGGGGAATTTGTCTATCGTCCGTATGACACGGAATGGGCGAAGCTTGATCCTGCGGCGGAGCTTGGTGACGGCGTTACCATCAACGGTGTTTTCTCCGGCATCTATGTCAATGAGACCAATTTCTCAACACTGATGGCGGCGCGTATCGCCGCACCGCAGGAGAACGCGGTTGACCATGAGTACCCTTACAAATCACCGACCGACCGGAAGACCACCCGGCAGTTTGCCGAGACGCGGGCAAGCCTTAGAGTTAATGCCGCGAGCATTCAGGCGGAGGTCACGGCCAGAGAAACTAGCGAAGCGGAAATGCGTGCGGCTTTGGAACTACACGCGCAGGAGATCGCCGCGAGAGTGACGCAGACCGGCGGCAATTCCGCCTCTTTTGGTTGGTCGCTGACGGCGGATGGGTTTGTTCTGGAAAGCTCCGGGCAGGAAGTGTTCAGGGCGACAAAAGACGGCGTAGACATCACCGGCAAGATAACGGCAACATCCGGGTTCATCGGCAGCAAAGACAGCGGGTTTACCATCACACAGAACGCCATTTATAACAAGCTATCGGAGCTGTACGGGACTGTTGACGGCGTGTACATCGGCGCGGACGGTATCGCCCTCGGCGGCGGTAAATTCCGAGTAAACAGTTACGGTCAATTGTATGCAACGGATGGGACGTTTACCGGAAATGTCTATGCAAACCGGATACAGACAGGCGGCGACGCCGGAACAATTCAAGGCAGCCAGATAGGGTCTGGAACAATCACGACGGCGAATACCAATGGATACTTAAACGGCGGCGTCGCAAACGGGTATTTTGCCGGGGATGTTTTTTCTGGTGCTGCAACAGCGGCGGCGATGAACGCCTCTGCTGGATCCTTTTCTACCAACGAGGCATTTCGGCTGTATGGGTATACTGTAAATCTGTCAACTTACACTTTTAGAGACGGTGTAGGGAATACTGTTCAAATAAAATGCCTTGGTTATTAGTGAGGAGATATATGGACAAAATCATTTTTCTTGACGGAAGCGAATACCCGTGTGCGTTCTGCGGCCTTGCTACTGTTGGGCTGCTGTATGTCATTCTGACTGGCCTTTCTTTTGTTGAAGCGGCGGCGATTTTCGGCGACGAGAAGAAAACGGCGAAAATCCGCTATGTAGCCGCAAACGGAGATGAGACGGTATTCGAGCATTACACGAAGTTTGAATACCTCGTCAACGAAACCGGCGGACAGCGGGCAGCGCTGCGGCAGAAGTACGCGAGCGAGGTTTGAACATGATGGAAGAACTGAACAAAATCAAGGAGCTTCTTGGTACTCTCCGCGTCGATGGATGGGAGAATTTCGAGAAGCTTGTTTACATCAAGCTGCTTATTGAGAAATTGATGGCGGCGGAAACGAAGGAGGGCTAATCCTTGGCGGACAAAACAGTAGGCGAGCTTCCGAGAGCATCAACAGTAACAACGACAGACCTGTTTGTAATGGAGCAGGCAGGACAGGCTAAGTCTCTGACCGGACAAGTGCTTATCAACGACCTTGCAACGGCTCTTGACGGTCATGGCGGCATAAAGAGCATTACCCTGAACGATGATTATACCCTAACGTTCATCATGGCTGACGATACGGAGGTAAAGACGACCTCTGTACGCGGCGCGACCGGAGCAAAGGGCGACAAGGGAACGGATGGTCGGGCAATCACGAGCGTTGCGAAAATCAGCACGTCCGGCCTTGTGGACACTTACAAAATATCGTTCTCGGATAACACAAGCACCAACTTTACCGTAACAAACGGCTCATCCATCAAGAGCATTGCCAAAACCGGAACGAACAGCTTGACGGACACCTACACCGTTACGCTCACGGACGGAACGACCTCCACGTTCAACGTAAAGAACGGCAACGGTATAGCGTCCATCACGTTGCAAAGTGGCACACACGCCGCCGGTACGACGGATACATACAAAATCACGTTCGACAATGGGGAGTTTACCACATTTTCCGTCTATAACGGCATGAACGGCTCCGGCTCTGTTGTGTCAGTGAACACGAAATCGCCGGACGCCTCCGGCAACGTGACGTTAACCGGCGACGATATCTACGTTAGCGCAGATGATGAAACTACGATTCCGGATGCTATTGAAGCTAAACAGGCGGCGACAAAAGATCTTGCTGCAGAAGCGACGCTTGCGGACGGAGACTATTTCCCATTCTATGATATTTCCGTATCGCTGAATCGGAAAACCCCTTGGTCTAACATCGTGTCAAAAATCCGCGCGGCCTTTAAGACCACGGCGCTGCCCGTCGATTCCGGCGGCACGGGGGCCGCAGACGCAGCAACGGCGCGGGCGAATCTTGGAGCGCTGTCCAACGCCAACGGCGCGGTAGGCACAGCGAATCTCGGCGGCAAGGTCGTTACGGCGGAGAAGATCGCGGACAAGACGGTCGGCGCGGGTCAGCTCGCCGACGACATCCCCTACACCAAGTTCGGCATTGCCGCCGATCAGGTGCGGCATGTTTACGCCGGAACGACGGAGCCGGGCGCCGAGCTCGGCAGCGACGGGGATATTTATCTCATGTATTCGGAGTGAGGTAAGAGTATGGCATGGAGCAACACCGCCCCGGAGCTCCCGAGCGGCAGCGCGTGGGAGCAGGAAAAGAGCGTTTCGGGAAGAGCGAACCATTGGAGCCTTGCCGGAAAGCTGTACATTGCCAGACTGAACGGCAGACAGTTTGCGATTAAAGCAGAGCTGACGAGCGACAACGGCAGCTATGGGACTTATTACCCTCCAAACAAATGGACGCTCCGGTGCGATATCGGCGGCGTTGCCGGAACGGAGGACACGTCCTTCGCCGTATCAAAGGGCACGACAACGTTCTATTTCGTAGGTGAAGCTGGCGAGGGCGTAAATATTACCGTCAAGGTTGGCGGCGTGGGTGCCGCGGTCGCCGTTCAAACCGCGACATTTACCGCCCCCGCGCTGCTTGGTTCGACGCTTTATTTCAAGGTCTCCGGCGTGTGGAAGCAGGCGACGCTGTACCGCAAGGGCGGTACTTGGAAAAATGCGCTGGCAGAATTCAAAGCAGGAGGAACATGGAAATGAACGGTATAGACGTTTCCGAGCATCAGGGCGATTTCGATTTCACGCCGTACAAGGATGGCTTTGTCATCATCCGCGGCGGCTACGGCATCCGAAATGTCGACAAATGGGCGGAGCGCAACATTGCCAAATGCGACGCGCTCGGTATCCCGTGGGGCATCTACTGGTACAGCTATGCGCTGAATGTGCAGACAGCCAAAGTGGAGGCGGAGCGGTGTCTGCGCTTCCTCAATGGCCGGAAGCCCCGCCTCGGCGTGTGGTTCGATATGGAGGACGCCGACGGGTACAAGGCAAAGAACGGTTTCCCGGAGAATGAGACCATCAACGCGATGTGCAAAACGTTCTGCGCAGCCATGGAAGCGGCCGGGAACAGGACCGGCGTGTACGCAAATCTCGACTGGTTTGAGAACCGAATCGGGGACACGGGGTACGACAAATGGATCGCGGCTTGGGGCTGGAACGACGGGGAGCATTATCCCGACCTCTCCGAGAAATGCGTCATGCAGCAGTACCGGGGCAGTCCGCTGGATCTGGATATTTTGTATGTGCCGCTTTCGTATTTTGACGATGGCGCGGCGGGCGGAGCAGAGCCCCACCCCAGCGAAAAGGACGGGGAATGCGTAAGCGTCTCGGCGATGGCGCAGGAGGTGCTCGACGGGAAGTGGGGCAACGGCGAGGAGCGAAAGCAGAAGCTCGGCGCGTGGTTTTACGATCTCGTGCAGGGCGAAGTGAACCGCATCCTCGGAGTAAAGTAGGAGAAGAAAATGGAAATCATAAAGACAATCATCACCGCGTGCGGCGGGGCTGCCGTTGCTGGCATCTTCTCGCTGATCCTCGCCAACCGTAAGAACAAAAGCGAGATCGTGAAGCGTTTGGACGCCTTAGACGGTAAGCTCGTAAAGCACATCGAGGACGACGCTGCGTGCCGCGCGGACGAGGCGCGAAGCCGCATCCTCCGCTTCGGCGATGAGGTGCGGCAGGGCGTATTACACACCGCCGAGCATTGGTCGGACGTTCTTCGGGACGTTGATCGATACGAGGACTACTGCTCCGGGCACCCGCTGTATGAGAATAACCGCGCCGCAAACACCATCCAGCATCTTAACTGCGTCTACGCGGGACATCTAAAGAAAAACGATTTTTTGAAGTAAGGAGAATTTGCAATGAACGAGATAATCACTAGCTACGGCATGGAAATCATCAAGTACATCATCCTCGCCATCTGCGGAATTGCCGCGTCTTACGCCGCGAAGCTGTACGAAAAGTACGTCAACACCGATACCAAGCGCAAGGTAGCGGCAACTACCGTTGCGTACATTGAACAGGTGTATAAGGACATCCACGGCGACGAGAAGTTGTCCCGCGCCATGGCTGTCGCTGCCTCCATGCTCGAACAGAAGGGCATCAAAACCACGGAGGACGAGCTTAAGGTGTTGCTTGAGGCCGCCGTTAAGGAAATGAACGATAAGTTCAAAGCCGCCTGACGGCAACAAAAATTTTGTAAACCGACACTGCGGAATCATGAAAGAATCCGTAAAAACATTCTGCCGCATCAATGGCGTCGAGGCGTCTGAAAGCCTCGCAGAGACACTTTTTAACGCATACATGGAGAGTGTAGCCAATGACGACAGAGAGCCTCCTACGGAGTTTAACAACGCCGGGGACAAAGAATAAGCTGCAATTCCCGCGAGAGCTGCGCGAACAGTTTGAGCGGGACTGTGGCTTTACCGATGAGGAATTAAAAATCTTCCGCCTGCGGGCAAAGGGCATGAGTGTTTTGCAAATCTCCTTCGCCATGCAGACGAACACGGAACTGTACGGCACGGAAAAGGTCGAGCGCCGTATACGGGCAATAAAGGACAAGATCGCCGCTGCAATCGAATGACGGGTTTTTGATGGATTATTGAGGGCTAACCGATGGGTTAGCCCTCTTTTTTTATGCGACAATTGGAGCAGAAAGGACGTGAAGCAATGGAAAACTACTACCAACAGCCACAGCAGTTTTACGGCGGATATCAGATACCGCAGACAATGCAGCAGATCGCTCCCGGATACGTCTGCAAGCCGGTCACTAGCCGCGAAGAGGCTATTGCCACAAGCACGGACTACTTTTCTCTCGGCGTCGTAATGCCGGACATCGGGCACGGCATGATCTACCTGAAACGCTTTAATCAGCAGACGGGGGCTTCCGACTTCTTTGATTTCAAACTCTTCACACCTGAACAAGCCCCGACTGTAGAGTACGCGACAAAAGCCGACCTTGACGCTCTGCGGGCGGAGCTGACAGCGAAAAAGCGCCGGAGGGTAGAAGACGATGATGAATAATCCTATTTTCAATTTGATAAGCCTCGCCCGTACCGGCGGAAACCCGATGACGCTAATACAGCAGATGGCTGGACGTGATCCGCGAGCGCAACAGGCGCTAAAGATGGTTCAGGGCAAGACGCCCGACCAGCTCCGGCAGATGGCAGAGAACATGGCGAAGGAACGCGGCACGACCGTGGAGGAAATCGCCAAAGGTCTTGGGCTTAAATAAACATTCTCCTATCAGTTCCGGCATCTTGATTAAAAGCCGCTTCTCGAATGCAGCCGGGAGGCGCGCGCCCGGATGTAAATAAACTGATAGGAGTTTTTTCTATGGCAGACGATTTCATGAACGGCTTTCTTGCCGGACAGGGCGACAATAACCGAGGCGGTCTTTTCGGCGGCGACGGTTGGTGGGCTATCATCATCTTTGCGCTGATTTTCGGCTGGGGTAACGGCGGCTATGGCTTCGGCGGCGGCAATTCCGGCGGTGTAGCTGATGGCTATGTCCTTGCCTCCGACTTTGCGAACGTTGAGCGCAAGATCGACGCGGTGAACAACGGCGTTTGTGACGGCTTCTACGCGATGAACACTGGAATGCTTAACGGATTTGCCGGTGTGACGCAGGCCGTGACGAGCGGATTCTCTGCGGCGGAGCTTGCCCGATGCAATCAGCAGGCGGCGCTCATGCAGCAGCTCAACGCCATGCAGATGCAGGATCAGAACTGCTGCTGCGAGAATCGGCAGGCTATCGCACAGGTTCGCTATGACATGGCGACGCAGGCGTGCGATACCCGGAACACGATCCAGAATGTTGCCCGTGACATCACGGACAACCAGAACGCCGGAACCCGCGCTATCCTCGACTTCCTCACGCAGAGTAAGATCCAGACCCTTGAGGCGGACAATCAGGCGCTGCGGCTCGCCGCTTCGCAGAGCGCACAGAACGCGACGCTCATCAATGCGCTTCGCCCGTCGCCTATCCCTTCGTACAGTGTTGCGAACCCTTATTGCTGCAACACGAACACTTGCAGCGGCTGCGGCTACTGAACCAACGTTAATCGGGGCGGGAAATCCCGCCCCTGAAAGGAGTTTAAAATGGCTTGCAAACCCGTTTGTCAGCTTTGCAAAAGGCTGATTCTTAGCCAGACGATTACGTTTACCGGTGGAAATCTGGTTGTCAACCTCCCGGATGGCAACTACTCCAACGGAGAAAAATACTGTATCGTTCTGGCGCAGAGCATCCCAACGACTGCGACGATTAACGCGCCGGTCGTGTTCACCATTGGCGCGGGAACGGCGCAGTTCCCGCTGACGAATCGTTTCTGCGCCCCCGTGACTGCGTGTGGTGTGCGGACTCGGACGAAGTACAGCACGATTGTAGTCACAAACGCCACGGGCGGCACGTTCCGAATGATCGGAAAACCGTGCTGCTCGCCGAGCAATGATCTTACCGCCATTAACGCGGAGACAGGAGCGACGCCATGAGAGCGGACAGAATCAGACGCATCCGAGACTACCAGATACAGAATAACCGTGACTACGAGCCGCAGGACAGATACCGTGACAGCCGAGGCCGTGAGCATTACAACAACGGGCGTTATGCCCCACGTAATGACTACCGCGACGAATACACGGACTACTACGACGACCGCCGCCGAATAGGATTCTCCTATGAGCCTCGTATGGGCGAGAGCTACGGCGGCGAGTATGAACGCGGCTATGCCGGAGGGTACGACCGTATGACCCGCGAAATGGCGGACGAGTGGATGCGTGGCCTTGAGAACGAGGACGGCAGTAGGGGCGCACATTGGAGCTACGAGCAGACCAAGAATCTTCTTGAGCAGAAGAAAATAGACTGTGATCCTATGGAGTTCTATGTCGCCATGAACATGCTGTACTCGGACTACTTCAAGGTGGCAAAGAAATTCAACGTCAACAACACGGAGTTCTACGCCGACCTTGCCGAAGCGTTCCTTTGCGATAAGGACGCGGACGAAGACAAGCTCGTGCGGTATTACGAGTGTATCGTTGAGTGAGCAAAGCAAAAAGGAGGGCCTTTCAGCCCTCCTCTTTTAATGCATTGATGATTATGTTTTCGATGTAGTTTGTCAGCGTCCGGTTCTCCGCATCGGCGGCTTTTTGCAACTTCTCTTTCATCTCAGGCGTGAGGCGGATATTGACGCGCTCGGTCTTTGCCATTATTTCCCCTCCGCGCTGTCGAAGCAACCTTCGGTTGATCCGGCGCATCCATAGGCTTTCCAGTCGATGGGGAGGTCTTCGTTTGCGATGCTCTGGTCGAGGTCTTCGCGATCAACGCGGAAGACCCAGATATGCCGCTGCTTGCGCTCGCGCTCGGTCAGGTAATGCCACTGCTCGCGGGCGTCTTCGTTCGCCTCTTCCAGCGTCCGGAATGCCTTTTCAAATACGTCCGGATGGCCGCCTGCGCCGACGATCGGCTCGTCCTGGACGAGGTAAACGTGGTCAAGCTCCGTCCATTCGTGGGCGTTCTCTTTTGTGAACTCATTGTTTTTCATGGTTGTTCTTCCTTTCTTCGGGCGCTCATCTCTCGCCCCTGTGATTGCATTGTAAACCATTGTGCGTACAATGTCAACCAGAAAGCGAAAAATAGAAAAATTTTCAAATGCGCAGAAGATCGACCCCGGCGCTACTCTTGATTATTTAGCCATATTCTATCGTAACAGGTGTTAAAGTATTCTATAGCTAAACAAGATCAAAAAAGATATCGCCGTTGTTTGCGATAACAATTCGGCGGATGAAGCGATTCCATGCTTCCTTTTTCCCGCTTGGCGGCAACTTGTCGTAGGCGTCGATCAATGACATGACAAGCGCTTCGTCGATGGGCTTCGGCTCTGGCGGTACGTTCAGTTTTTCCTTTAGGACAGTGTATTCCATTTCGTATTTCTCGCGGTTGATTAGATCAGCGAGATATAGGTCTGCCAGCTTGTCCATTTTCCGCTTGATCGCCGCCGTGTCAACCGGCGGTTTTATTTTACCCGCCTTTAGTTTTGCGTTGTGCGCCTGCACTTCAATCGGCAGCTTCATCAACAGGTATGCCTCAAGCTCTGCCTCGTTGATTCTCTTTTTGTGACTGCAAAGACCGATTTCATAGTTTTTGCAGCGGTAATAGAAGTAATCTGTCCCGCGTTGCCGTGTCGAATGCGTCACGAGCCGGTGGCCGCATTCGGCGCACCAGACAAGGCCGGAGAACAGCCAAGTGTGCCGCGAACCGTTGTTGCGAACGCTTCTCGCCGTCAGCATCCGTTGTACAAGGGCGAAATCCTCCGGCGGGATCAGCGCGTCGCAGACCTGAATCCCGTTATTCTTTCCGATGTAGCGTTCATTTTTTAGCGTGTTCTTAATGTGGGAATTTCCGCGCATTATTCCAAACTCGGAAACGAGCATCTTCTTGACGTGGTTAACGCTTCCCGTTGCGATGTAATCTTCAAACATTCGCCTAGCAATGTGCGCCGTTTCCTCGTCGATGCAAAGGCGGCTCTCGACGGCCTTTAACCCGATGGGCGTTTTACCCGCTGGGCAGAGACCAAGCTCCCGCTTGTGCTGCATGATCCGTTTAACGCGCTCTGATGTTCTGTCTGCCTCGTCCTGCGCGACGGACAGCATTATATTGACCTTTAACCGTCCGGCGGCGGTGGCGGTCTCATAATCCTCGTATGTCGCTTGCCAGACAACGCCGTGCGCGTCTAGGACTTCCTGCGCCTTGTAAAACTCGCCGATGTTGCGGAACCACCGGTCTAGTTTTGTGAACGCTACGAGATCGATTTTCCCCGCTTCCACGTCAGACAGAAGCCGCTGCAATTCGGGCCGCTTTGACACGCTTTTCCTGCCGCTTACCCCGGCGTCGATGTAATAATCAACGACCTTATGCTTGTTTTCCTCTGCCCATTTTTTCAGGCTTTCTTTCTGGTCATCGACGGAAAGGCCGTGAACGGCTTGTTCTTCCGTGGAGACGCGGACATAAAGTGCAACTCTCATTTCTTTTTCTCCTTGTAAATGCTTTTGAAGGCGTAAATGATGGTTGCGACGGAGGCGTTCAGTATCAGGGCGAGGACGCCCGCAAAAATGCTTGTCCCAGCCGAGCGGAAAATACCGGCGGTCTCTACCTGAATGTCAAATATGACGTACCATACAACGGCGCACAAAAGAATACTGCATACGCCTATGAGCATATAAATTGTCCTTGTGTGGGTTTCCCTCTGCTTTCTCAGCCCTGCGTTCATTTCTTGCAGATGCTTTACTTCGCCGGATAACCGCACGTTCTCCAATTCCAAATCATGGACATGCTGTGTGTCCGGCTGTTCATCCAGACCGACAAGCTCATTCAGCGATAGATTCAATACCTTACAAGTGGCAGCGGCATAAAAAAGGAGTGGGTGCTTGACCCGCCCTGCATTCGTGTCGCAGATGTTGTTGTATGGAACACCTGACAGGTCTGACAATTCTTGCAGGGTGAAGCCGCTGGCATTTTTCGCTTTGCGAATTTTTGTTGTATACTCATCTAAGTAAGGCTGCAAGTCTGTGAGCGCTGACACTCTCTCCATCTCCATTCAGTTGTTTGTTTTCCCGGCAGTTTTGGGAACGGTTCTTGAATCTTCCTCCTGATTTGCAATTTGAAACATGGACTCTATGAACAGAAAAGGGTACGCTTGAATCGTGGCAGACGTGTCGGTTTACCACATCCCCAAAGCCCCGGCAGAGGTTGCCGCCAATGCCGGGGCAGCTTATTTAAGCCCTACCTGTGATTTTGCAACTACCGTACCGCCTTGAAATGTAACGTTCGCGTTTGAGCCTATTGAACCGTTCCCGCGCCAGACGTACATTTCCGTTTTCAGCTCGTCTCCGAACATATCGACGGATGTAGAGAGTTCGCCGTCTGTCTCCACGATCTCAACAACCTCGTCGTATGTCATTCCGGTTTCGATACGCTCAAATTCAGACATTGAAATTGTAGTGTCCGGCTTCGCCGTTGCGTTCGGAGACGATGCCGTATAATCGCCGAACGATCCAGCCAACGTCCCAATGCCAGAAATCAAAATAATAATGCCAAGAACTATCTGCCACCACTTACGACCGCGCCGCGCTCCGCAATTAGGGCATACCTTAGCGCTCTTTGCGATTTCTGCGCCGCAGCACTTGCATACGACCATTTTACCATTTTTCATAGTTCTATTCCCTTTCCTTTGATTTTTGCTGTGGATATGTTTAGAATAACGCTTTTCATCGATAGAATCAAGGCAAAATTTGTCGAAAGGCAATAAAATAAGGAGGGCGAGATGGAAGAAGAGCGAAAGGAGCTTGTGGAAATGATCTCTCGGATGACGGAGGAGCAGTTTGAATGGTTTATAAATCAAGTGCAGCTTTTGTTATCTGATGCAGAATCTTGACCTTATCATCCGGCAGGGAAAGAATCAGTTCGATCATTTCTCTTTTGGAATCCGAAACACCTGCAATGATGGCCGGAACCGGATTGCTGGCAGCACCGTCGCCGCATATCAGAGCATCAACAGGGACGCCGAAGTAGTCAGAAAGCATTTTTAGCGTTTTCGCATTTGGAACACCGCCGGATTTCCAATGCGACATACTCCCTTGACTTATTCCTAACGATGTAATTACGTTAGTAACCTTAACCCCTCGCTGATTGCAAAGATTCTTTAAGTTATCGTAGAACATAAAACCCCTCTTGACTTACACGAAATTTTGATGTTTTAATAGACTTACAAAAAACACTGTGCGTCCGGATGGGCGCTTGGGAATGGTTAAAGCCTTTACCGCTTCGACAGCGTATAGCAGTAGATCGCGTTGGTCACGAAGTACGCTATGCTGTCCAGAACGTAGCCGTTAGCAATTAGGCGCCATGCTTCGGCGGCATTGTACGTTGTAACAGTCTTTATGCACATCACCTCCTCCCGGAAGGACGCAAAGTGTTAAAAAAACAGGTCGGCTTGAAATACTGCATCCCCGAAGTTTGCGGGGGATATAAAAGCGCTTGGATTAGGTTACTTAGATAGGATGATGCTTATCCCGTCGCCGTTGACGAAATAAGCGACACTATCCAGCTTCCAGCCTTTGGCGATGAGCGAGACCGCCTCGGCGAACGAATCTGTATAGAATCTCTTGATTTTCCCACCTCCCATCCGAGGGGACGCAGTATTTCAAGCCGACGAAATAAAAGGAGGATGCGACGATGAAAGCGGACAAACGCTTGCTTATCGCAACACTTGTAACGAACATTCTTACTTTGATAGTGCTAATATCGAAATTCCTAATGACGTAAGCGCAACGACAAGGCTTGAGAAAGAGATCCAATTCTCTCTCCACCATTTACGCCGGTTGTCTGCACGACGCTCTTTTTCTTTCTTTACGTTCTCCGGGGATTTCGGGTCAAATCTCTTGAGATAGGCTTGCAGCTTCGGGTTATCCGACTTCGGCAAATGGTCTTTTGGCAGATTCATAAAAACCTCACAAATAACGAAAGGATGATACGACGATGAAAACAAGGAAGCAGATCGAAAGGGAAAATTCGGAGCTGAAAGAAAAACTGAACGAGCTTACAGTTTCTCTTGAAACAGAAAAAGCATTTAACAAGGCAATAAAAGAAGCGACGGAAAAAGGAATGCTACCGTTAAAGGGCATTGAGTGTACCGGCTGCAAACATTGTTTCGTGTACGTTTATAAAAGACGCGCCTTTGCTATCGCTTGCCGGAAGGATGTAGATTGCAAGGATTTTGAGAAATCCGAGTGGACAGTCAGCAACTACGCCGAGCACACATACGGAACCAGCCGTTTTATAATCGACCCGGACGAAATCTATATTAACAACCCTTACGCGCTCTGAACTAACAGAACAATGATCGCCGCCGCAACAGAAACAAGAATCGGGACAACGACGCTCCTTGCGAGAAAATCCGCTCCGGCATTAAAAATATAAATAGGTCTATATCTTCCTTTGGCGGTGATAACAACATAATCCGATGTATAAGCCTTTGGCGTGCCGCGCAGAACGAGACCCATATCAATCAGACAGTCGCACAAGTTCCGCACTTTCTGATACGAAAACCCCGTCCGCGTCTCAAGCTCGGCGATAGACAAAGAGCCGCTTTCCTCATCTCGAAGTTCCTTCAAAATTCTTTTGGCACGTATTGGAATCATTGATATTATCCCCTTTGTGCAGCTCCGCTAATTGCGGGGCTGCTTTTTTGTTCTCTTTGACAAACATCAAAAAATAGAGATTTTTCTATTGATTTACAATAATTTTCGATGTATAGTAATCGATGTAAAATCCATTGCACGAAAAAGGCAACAGAAAACCAAGCCTTAACGGAAAGGATTTCCGAAAAAGCTGCAAAACCGTATTGTGATTGCTGGCACTTTCACAATAATCTTTTTGCCGCAAAAAGTCAATGTTTTTTACAAAACGAACACAAGGGGGTGATGGAAATTTACGAGCTTTTCCGCGGTAAGATCGCCGAGCAGAAGAAATTGCGGCGGCTTACCAATGGCGACATTGCCAAGATGACGGGATACTCCGTCAGCACGATCAACGCATTCATGGCTGGCAACCGCGAGAATGACAAGATTGCCAACGCGATTGCAAAGGTGCTCGATATCGAGCGATAACCACCGCCCGACATGGCGGAAATGAAAGGAACTGAAAAATGAAACAGACGATCACCATGGAAGAGGCTGAGCGCTTCGAGCGTATCATCTGGGCGCTCGTCGAGAAGTATTTCGGCGTGACGGTCACGCCGCTGGATTTGCATGATGATTGCCCCGTGTAAGGAATGTTCCGAGCGTCACGTCGGCTGTCACGCATCCTGCCCCCGTTATGCGGAATTCAAGGCCGGATGCGAAGCCCGGCGGGAAGCGCAGACAAAGCTGCACCCCATCGCCGATTACACCATCGATATTACAAAGAGAGTACAAAAAGCGGCCCACCGCCGCAGAAAGTAGGAAAAACAACCATGACAAAACGAAAGGCGACGTTCGCCACCACCGCGATCATGACGCTTCTGGCGCTTGTGATCTTCTTCGTCTGGAAATTCGGAAAATATAACGGCCTCGGCTTTGCCGTCATCGAGGGCATCTTCGCCGTCTACGGATTTTCGAGCCTCGCCGATGACTGCTGCCGCTGGCTGCAGCTGCCGGACACGTCGATCATGCAGAGAGGAGGACGGCACTAATGATTATCTATCTCGCCGGCAAGATCACCGGAAATCCCGAATACCGCATACATTTCACTGCGGCAAAGACGGAACTGGAAAGAGATGGTCATATCGTTCTGAATCCTGCCGAGCTGCCGGAGGGCATGAGCAAGGCCGCATATATGCGCATCTGCTTTGCAATGATCGACGTAGCGGATGAAATTCGCACAATCCCCAACTGGTATGACAGCCCCGGCGCAAGAGTAGAAACCGCTTACGCTGAATACATCGGTAAGCCGATCGGCGTGGCAGAATATGCACTGATGGGAGGAACGGAATGAACGACACACGTTATACGGCCATCGCCGCCGCCCTCCGGGAAGAGTTCCCGAAAGCCAATAAGGGCACGGTGAGCATGGCGCTGCACACGAACGACTACGGCGTGAAGTTTTGCGCCAGAGCGCAGGAGATTTACGACGCCGTTACGCAACAGAAGCCCCGCAGACCGCACCGCGTCAAGCCCATACGGTTACAGTGCCGCCTGACCGAAAGCACCGCACAGCGCGTTAAACAAGCGCTTGAGAGAAACGGCATTGCGTCCATGCAGACGTTTTTAGAATCCCTCGTTCTCGCGTGGCTCGCACAAAGCGAAAGCGCCGCCGGTGGAGATGACACCGACAGCGCTTACAGGAAAAACAACCTTGCTTCAAATTCTACAGCAAAGGAGGCGGATTTGTCAAGTGTCAAGAACGTGCCGCTGCCGTGACTGCGGCGAGGACGGATTCTACCCCGTCGTTTACGCCGACGAGGGCTACGGCTGGGAGCGCTGCCCGACCTGCGGGTCTGACCGGATCGAATGGGGGAATAAATGCCCCTTGTGCGGACGGTACGCCGAGAAACTCTACTGCGACGATTGCGCCCGGAACCTCCGCGACCGCTTCCACGCGCTTTTGATCTGCAATTTTGCCCCCGAAGAGATCAAAGCATTAAACGAAATCTATGACGGAAAGGAACTAACTTGAATAATGGCAAACGCTATCTTTTTTGGCGATGTTCTCGATTTTGAGATAAAGCGGCAGGGCTTGTCGCGCGCCGACCTTGCGCGAAAAGCGCAAGTTTCCTTTCAAACAATCAGCTATTACATCAAGAAGATCAAAACGCCGACGTTGTTCAAAGCTATCCAAATTGCAGACGCTCTCGGCTGTTCTGTCGGCTATATGATTGGTGAAAATGCAATGACAGAGGCTGAAAGAAAAAGATTTGACGTTATCCGCGAATACAAAATTCAAATTGGAAATTCGGAGGAATGGAAGTAATGGAAGAACGCAAAGTCAACATCATGCTCAACGCCACCGCCGAGCTGAACCGAAAGGAAACGGACGACATTTACATCCCCATACGGTCGAGTGAGTACCGGAAACTGATTTCCGGCTATTACGAAATGGAAAAGAAACTCGAAGCGGAAAAAGACGATGCCACGCGCTGGGGTTCGGAAGCCTACCGCAGCGGGCAGAGAATCAAGGATCTGGAATCCGAGCTTAACGATCTCCGGCAGAAGCTCGCGGAGGCAAAGGAGGCGGCGGAATGAGCGCATTAAACATCCATCAGCGCATGGCGGCGATCACCGCCGAGCTGCAAACCGTTGCAAAGAACCTGAACGTCGAGACCGGCAAGGGCAAGGGCTACAAGGCCGTTTCCGAGCGTGACGTGATCGACGCGGTAAAGCCGCTAGAAGCCAAGCACGGCATTTATTCCTATCCGGCCTCCCGCCGTGTTCTTGAATCTGCGGCGCTGGAATCGGAAAGCGAGTGGAACGGCAAGGTCACGAAAAAGACCACGTTCTTTGAGCGCATCGAGACCGTGTACCGCTTTGTGAACACGGACGATCCTACCGACTTCATCGAGACCACGACGTTTGCCGAGGGCATCGATTCGCAGGACAAGGGCAGCGGCAAGGCGATGACCTACGCCGACAAGTACGCCCTGATGAAAGCCTATAAGATCAGCACCGGCGACGATCCCGACCAAACCGCGAGCGAGGATGTCAATTACACCCGCAAGGCTACGCCCGCTCCGATGTGCGCTGATTGCGGCAAGCACGTTTATCCGGTCAAGAAACGCGACGGCACAATGTGGAGCGTATCCGACATGGCGGAATACTCCCGCCGCCGCTTCGACCGCTGCCTCTGTGCCGACTGCATGAAGAAGGCCGAGAAGAATGAAAGTTGATTCCGCCGTCTGGGAGGGCGGCTTCCTGAAGCTCCATACCGCGGACGTGGACGCGAGGCACTTTGCCTACGCGTTCACGCCGGGGGAATACGAGATCAATGTGAAGAAATCCCTCCGCAGCCTCGACGCGAACGCTTATGCCTGGACATTGATCGACAAGCTCGCCAAAGCAACCGGCGTTCCTGCGTCCGAAGTCTACCGCCGCGCCGTCCGCGACGTTGGCGGTAACATGAAGATCGTATGCATCCAGTCAGCGGCGGCTGAAGAGCTGCGGCAAGTCTGGGCATCAAACGGTCTCGGTTGGCAATCCGATGTCACAGCGTCCAAGATTCCCGACTGCGTGAATGTTATCCTCTATTACGGTTCCTCGGTTTTTTCCAGCTCGACCATGAGTTGCCTTATAGACAACCTGATTCAGGACGCCAAGGCCGTAGGCATCGAGACCATGCCTCCGGACAAGCTCGCCGCCCTGCTGGGGGAATGGGAGGGAAAACGTGAAAAAAATCTCAAGCAAACGCGCTAAGGCGTGCGCGATCTCCCCAGCGGTGAAGAAACGCGTGTGGGAGCGTGACCATCATTGCTGCGTGTACTGCCACTCACTCAATGCAGCCCCGAATGCGCATTTCATCCGGCGATCACACAGCGGCGCGGGAATCGAAGAAAACATACTGACGCTATGCCCGGCGTGCCACTACCAATTTGACAGCGGCCCAAAAGAAACGCGGGAGGAAATGTACCGATACTTCCGCGACTACCTGAAAGCCCACTATCGATGCTGGGATGAACAAAAACTAATTTACCGAAAGGATGATCCAAGATGGCAATGAACACCTGCGTCCTCATGGGACGCCTCACACGCGATCCGGAGAAGCGCTACACGGCGAACAACACGCCGGTCACGTCGTTTGCGATCGCCGTTGACCGCTTCAAGGAGGGCACGGACTTCTTCGACATTACCGCATGGCGTGAGACCGGCGTGTTTGTCTCCAAGTGGTTTTCCAAGGGCGACATGATCTGCGTCCGCGGGCGCATCCAGAACCGCGACTGGACGGACAAGAACGGCAACGCCCGCCGGGCGACGGAGATCATTGCGGATGAGGTCAGCTTCTGCGGCGGCAAGAAGGACAAGCCCGACCAGAAGGAAGCCTACGAGCGCGCGAACCTCGCACCGGTCGAGGATGACGGACAGCTTCCGTTTTAACGGAGGCGCACAATGGCATTAGAGAGCTTCAATGCCTATCACAGCTACCTTACTGCGATTGAACCACTCAACGACGCGGAGCGCGGGCGGCTTTTCACGGCGCTGCTTACTTACAGCAGCACGGGCGAAGTCCCCGACCTCCGCGGGAACGAGCGCTTTGTCTTTCCGCAGATGAAGTGGCAGATAGATAGGGATAAGGGCAGCTATAACGACTTCTGTGCGCGGCAATCCGAGAACGGGAAAAAGGGCGGCAGACCGAAAAAGCCGTCGGTTAATTCAGAAACCCAAAAAACCCAAGCCTTTTTTGAAAAACCCAAAAAAGCCAATAACAAAGACAAGGACAAAGACAAAGACAAGGACAAAGACAAGGACAAGGACAAAGACAGATGTTTTCCCTCTGACGAGGAAAAACATAAAGGCGCTTCCGCGCTGGATGCGGCTTTGAACGATTTTGCGGAAATGCGTAAAAAGATGCGCAAACCGCTTACCGACCGCGCCCTTGCTCTCACGCTTTCCGAACTGGAAAAGCTCGCCCCCGGCGATGACGAGAAGAAGATCGCCATACTCAACCAGAGCATCCAGCGAGGCTGGCAGGGTGTTTTCCCGCTCAAAGACGAGCCGGAAGCGCCGAAGAAATTCACTCCTGCCCGTATGCCGCATGGAGACGACCGCGACCGGCTCGAAAAACTTCTGGCAAATCTTGAAAATAAACCAAACGAAAAGGAGTAACAAACATGAAAGAAACAAACATCGGAAAGTACGTTATCGTCCGCGGAGACCGCTCCGGCGTGTTCGCGGGAACCCTTGCCGCCAGAGATGGGCGGGAAGTCCAGCTCACCGACTGCCGCCGTATTTGGTATTGGGACGGCGCGGCAAGCATCTCACAGCTCGCCATCGACGGCACGAGCAAGCCAGGCGACTGCAAGTTCCCGGCACCGGTGGAGGAAATCACGATCCTCGACGCTCTTGAGATCATCCCCTGCACGGAGAAGGCCGAAGCGAGCATCAAGGCGGTGTACGAATGGAAGTGCTGACGCGGGAGGCGTTCCTCCATACGGATTATTTCGAAGGCAACGGTTGTGGGTCAGGTTCTGGTTCAGGTTCTGGTTCAGGTTCTCCTTTTGGATCGGGGTTTGGATCATGTTCTGAATATGGCGCTGGTTCTGGTTTGGGGCGTGGATATGGCTCGGGCTCCGGCACCATCTCCTGCCGCGGACGCGGCTGTGGTTCCGTCTCCAGCTCTGGCGTTGACGATGGCTCCGGTTGCGGTCGTGATTCTGGCGATGGAATAAAATCTTTTAACGGTCAGTCGGTCGATATGATCGACGGCGTACCGACGATTCTCACGCGCATCATCGGCAACGTTGCCAAGGGCTTTATCGTTGGCCCCGATTTTTTGCTTGCCCCGACCTTTGTGTGTAAGCAGGGCAACACATTTGCCCACGGCGAGACGTTGCACAAGGCGCGGGAAGCGCTGCTCGAAAAGCTCTTTGACGATATGCCTACGGAAGAACGTATCGCGGCGTTCTGCAAAGAGTTCAAGCCCGGTGTCAAACGCCCGGCCATGGACTTTTTCTCGTGGCACCACCGGCTGACCGGGAGCTGCGAACAGGGGCGGCGAGAGTTTGCCCGACAGCATGACGTTGACATCGATAGCGATGAGCTGACGCCCGAAGAGTTCTTCGATCTGACGCGCAATTCCTACGGCGGCAGCATCATCTGCCAGACGGAAAAGGCATTTGCCGCCAGAAACGGTGAGCTCGTAGAGGCGGAAGAATGAACCATCTCGGCGATATAACGCGAATAAACGGATCGGAAATTTCTCCCGTATGGTGTGTCACTGGCGGCTCTCCGTGCCAGGATTTGAGCATCGCGGGGAAACGTGCGGGACTTGCCGGCGCTCGTTCCGGCTTGTACATGGAACAGATACGAATCGTCAAGGAGATGAGAGAGCATGACAGAAGCATTGGACGGACAGGTGAGCTTGTTCGACCTCGGTATATGGTCTGGGAGAATGTCCCCGGCGCATTCAGCAGCAACTTCAAGGATGGATTCGGAGACTTCGGAGCCGTGCTGGAAGAAGCTGTACGCATCGCAGATCCGGGATTTTCTCTTCCTCGACTGCCGGGCAAGCAGAAGTGGACGAAAGCCGGAGGAATGCTCGGCGACGGATGGAGCGTTGCTTGGAGAACACACGACGCCCAATACTGGGGAGTTCCACAGCGCAGACGGCGTATCAGCATGGTGGTCGATTTTAACGGATCCACTGCAGGGGACATCCTCTTTGAACGTTTCGGAGGAGCCGAAGATTCCGGTGCCCACGAAGTTGTCGCAGATTCTGGAAGAGAATCCCGACCCGAAGTACAACCTGACGCCGAAGGCGTGTGCCGGGATTCTCCGGAGGGCGGAACGGCGCGGGAAGAAACTGCCGGAGGTGCTGAAAACTGTTCTGCTTATGCAGTCCGAATCCGGGGAGACTGTGACGGCGGAGACAAAGGTTGTTTGACGCCGTGGGATTGTCAGAGCAAACGGGTGTTCAGCACCGAAGCGAAATCCCCCTGCCTGCAAGGTGGCGTTGGTGGCGGCGTGAATAATCCAACGATCTTCTGCTTACAGGGCAACGGAATAGACCGTGCCGATACCGCCGGATGCAATGGCAAGGGATGGAAAGAGGACATAAGCTACACCCTCAATACGATTGACCGACCGGCGGTTTGCGCAGCAACGGTGCTGGACATGTCACACGCATGTGACGTTATCCGGGATTGCGGCGGCGTATCTCCATCCTTGCAAGCGAGAATGGGAACCGGAGGAAATCAAGTGCCGCTGACGTATCAAATGCAGGGGTTTGGTGATTACCGTGAGGGAAACGTTGCAAGCAACTGCAAGCAACGGGATTTTAAGGGCGGGACAGACCTTGTGTGTGCCGTTGACTGCCGGAACTTCCGGGAGGGCGGAGAGATAAACGGTACGCTGCAAGCAAAAGAAAGCGGCGGGCAAAGCCTGAATCTAAATAATACAGTCCGGCAGAACATGGTGGTGCGCCGATTGACGCCGTTGGAATGTACCCGCTTGCAAGGCTTCCCGGACGGATGGGTCGGCATCGGCGACTGGACAGACGAGAAAGGCCGCGTACACAAGGAAGCGGACGCGCCGAAGTACAAAGCGCTCGGAAACTCCATCGCGCTCCCGTTCTGGCGCTGGATGTTCGGGAGAATGGCGGCGTATCTCCCGGAGGGCGCGACGCTTGGCAGCCTGTTTGATGGGATCGGCGGCTTCCCACTCTGCTGGGAAAGCATCCACGGCAAAGGAACGGCGGTATGGGCGTCGGAGATCGAGCCGTTTGCCATCGCCGTAACAAAGCATCATTTCGGAGGTGATACCCGATGATCTACATCGGCATAGACCCCGGCAAGAACGGCGCTCTTGCCATTCTGAACGGGGAGGAAGTCCAGACGTTCCGGTATGACCGCGACACCTACCGCTGCATCCTGTCCGACCTGCGCGGTGAAAAGGCGGTGTGCTGCTTGGAGCATGTCGGCGTGATGCCGAAAAACGGAAGCGTTTCAATGTTCCACTTCGGGGAAAACTTCGGCTGGCTTCAAGGGATGCTCGAAGCATACGAGATCCCCTATGAGCTCGTCCGCCCGCAGAAGTGGAAGAAGGAATTTTCCGTCACGGCGGACAAGAACACGTCCATCGAGGTCTGCAAGCGGCTCTTCCCCGGCGTGAATCTCATCCCGCCGGGCTGCCGCAAGGAAAATGACAATTTGGCTGAGGCGCTTTTGATGGCTTTATACGCAAAGCGGAGGCTCGGATGAAACGAATTGACCTGACCGGGCAGCGCTTCGGACGGCTGACGGTCATACGATACGACCACTCCGAGCACGACGGTGTGCACTGGCTCTGCAAATGCGATTGCGGAAACGAAAAGGTTGCCGCCGGGTATTCCCTGCGGAGCGGAAAAACGAGATCCTGCGGCTGCCTGAAATCCGATGCTTCGCGGGCAAAGCTCGAAAAGGCAAGGGCGGCTATAAAGGCACGACCGAGAAAAGACCTGACAGGTCAGCGGTTCGGGCGGCTCGTCGTTCTCGGCCTTGCCGATGTGCCGGACAGAAAGGGCTTCATTTTCTGGCGCGTCCGCTGCGACTGCGGAACGGAAAAAGTCATCATGCAGAACAATTTCATTTACGGACAAACGCGATCCTGCGGCTGTCTCGCAAACGAAGTGAGAGCGGCCAGAGCTGAACACATGAGGCAGGGCAGAAAGCCGAAAAAAGCGCCTGTGGAAGTCAGGAAGCCGAAAAGCGAAAAAACGGCCACTGTCCGCAAGGTTTACCCAACAAGAACCGCCGCAGAGTTTTTCCGCTTTTCCAAAGCGCACGGATGCAGCGTGTGCGCGGACAGGAAGGACTGCGACATGACATTCTGCAAATACGAAAAGGAGCTGACATCGTGAACGAAAAACAGGAAAAGAAGCGCCGGTACAATCTGCGCCTTGAGTTTATCGCGCATTTCAACAAGTGGCTGGACAGCGAGCCGCCCCGGTGGCGCTTTATCCGCTGGCGCAAGTGGAAGAACAGCCGACCGGTATGGGAGGGAGAATGAATTATGACAATAGAACCATCTACGCGGTTTAGCAGCGGCACAGAATACGAAATTTTTCTTTACAATTTTTGCCAACGATGCAGCAAAGGGAAAACCCGAGAGGATGACGGATTCCCTGAGTTCCCGGAAAATGGCGGCTGTCCGATTTGGGACGCCATGGAATATGCCCGATTTGGTGAAGCGTTCCCGTCTGAAAAAATCGTCCGTCTGGTAGATAAGAACGGAAAAACCAAGGTCTGGAACTGCTGCACGGAATTTCAGACAGACGATGAAAACTTGATGGCGGCGTACAAAGCGCTATTTGAGGAGGGATGACAATGGCTGAGTACACGAAAATTAAAACAGCGCGGACGATCATCTGCGAATTATGCAACGAGCTCTACCCAGACGATCCTTGCGAACCGGCAGACTGTGTTTGGTTGCGAATGCTCGAAGAGGACGCCGCCGACGTTGCGCCCAAGTGGATCAGCGTCACGGACAGACTGCCGAAAGCTGGCGAAAACCCCGTTATTGCTGGAAATGCGGAGCTGGGGATTGTAAACATGGCGTGGTATCACCGGAGCAAAGGAATTTGGGAAACGCCGAGCGGTTTTTCCTGCTCGTTTACCCATTGGATGCCGCTTCCTGAACCGCCGAAAGGAGTAGGCCGATGAGCAATATTAAACAATGCAGATTCTGCGAGTACGGGAAACCCGAAAGACAAAAGGGCGATCTTATCCGATGTGTCCGATATTCTTGCTGGGTGCGGCCAACAGAAGAGCGTGACTGTTATGCATCCCCGTTTAAAAATGCGCTGAAACGGATTTGGCCAAAGGAGGATGGTGCGTAATGAACGACAGATTTCCAAAAGACTGCTGGCAGAAAAACTGCGAGCATTTCCACACGCGAGACATGAGCATTGACGATCTGCTGTGCGTGTGCGACTTGCTGAAAATGCAATGTGACGCATGCGACGAAGATTTTTCGTTGCTGCTTTGTCCGAGAAAGGACGGTGCGGAATGAATGACGTAAGAAAAGAACCTTTCCGCTTTGAATACACAATGCCGGCACTCGATTGGTACGAAATCAAAACAGTTGAAATCAATTACGACGATTATGTCTATTTTGAGCTACAACGTAGATATGGGCAAGCGTGGTGGCTGATAGGCAAGAACCCTCCGCCTAAAAACTCAGACGATTATAGGTGGACTACCAAAGAAATCGGGCGAATTTCAACGCGGGACATTGCGAGATTTGTAGAGTGGGCAAAGACCGATTTGGGCGGGAGCAGAATAACAAACATTTCTGCAATAAGCGGGGCTATCGATCTCATGCGGGAGATAAAAAATCTTTTGTCTCGAACGGATGGCGTGAAATGAGCTGTGCATCCTGCATCCACTACCCGCCGAGCGCTGCGGACGGAAAGCCCTGCTGCTTTTGCGATCCGATAGACCCGCTGCTGATTTGCTTTCAGAGAAAGGATAATGATATCGATGTTTGAAGAAAAAATCATCTGGCATGAGATCACGATGCGCCCGTTGACCGAAGAAGAAAAATCCGAGTATGCCGAGCGCGGATACGCTGACTATGAAATTCCGGAATATATATTTTCCTGCGCAATGCCGGAGGACGGGCAGGAAATCCTTGTCGCCACAAACTGGGGCGTCTCGCAGGACTTGTGCATGATCGACTGCGATGAGTGCAACAATCTGTTCGAGCTTGAAACACGCGGCGACTGGGACGGCGTGAAAGCATGGGCGGCTATGCCGAAGTATAAAGGCGGTGACGGCGATGCTTGAGGTTTGTCCGATGACGCTAAAGGAGGCAAACGCCTTTGTTGAGCAGAACCATCGTCATCACAAGCCTGTTGTTGGACACAAGTTTTCAATCGGCTGCACAGACGGTGAAAAAATCGTCGGCGTTGCCATTGTTGGCCGGCCGGTGAGCAGAGTTCTTGATGATGGCTGGACACTTGAGGTCAACCGACTTTGCACGGACGGCACACACAACGCCTGCTCTATGCTTTACGCCGCGGCATGGAGAGCGGCGCGAGCGATGGGGTATCACAAGCTTGTCACTTACATACTGGATACGGAATCTGGTGTGAGCCTAAAGGCCGCTGGTTGGAAATGCGTTGGACAAGCTGGCGGCCTGCGGTGGACGGGAAAGCGTCGCCCAGAGGTCGATCTTTACCCAGCGCAAATGAAATTAAGATTTGAGATTGGAGATGGCGAAAATGCATAAACCCTGCTACGGCAAATGCCATCGCTGTGTGTGGCGGTTGAATGGGGGGGGTGTAGCGAGTGGCAATGACAGATTTGGAACAGACCGCAATGGAGCGCCTGCGTCTTGCATCGCAAATGTCGTTGAAACTGTATAAGCAGCCGCTACTGCTGACCGACAGCGGCGGCAAAGATAGCGCAGTAATCTGCAAGCTTGCCGAAAATGCCGGAATCCCGTTTGAAATATGCCATTCCCATACGACAGCGGACGCGCCAGAGACGGTATATCATGTGCGAAAACGCGCCAAAGAGTACGAGGCAAAGGGCGTTGAGTACACAATACGTCTTCCAACATACCAAGGCAAACGCACTTCGATGTGGGATTTGATACCGAAGAAGCTCATTCCGCCGATGCGAGTTGCACGATACTGCTGCGCTGTATTTAAAGAAACGGCAGGCAAAGGACGATTTGTCGTTACAGGTGTCCGGTGGGCAGAATCTGTCAAAAGAGCGGCAACGCGCGGGACATTGGAAGTGCTGGCTTCCGACCGGAGGAAAAGCCTCATCCTAAACAACGACAACGAGGACGACCGACAGCTTTTTGAAAATTGCCAGTTGAAAGGCGAGCGAGTGTGCAATCCCATCATCGACTGGACGGATCGGGATGTATGGGATTATCTTACCGATCAAAAGGTTGAGACGAACCCGCTTTACAACGAGGGCTTCTGCCGCGTCGGTTGTGTTGGTTGCCCAATGGCCGGAAAATTTCGTTACGTCGAGTTCGCCAGATGGCCTGGTTTTCAGCGCAATTACATTCGAGCGTTTGACCGGATGCTTGAAGCACGAAAAGCCCGCGGGAAGGCCGATGACCCGCGCTGGGGAACGACCGGCGAAGATGTGTTCCACTGGTGGATGGAGGACGGCGTTCTTCCTGGACAAGCAAGCATTTGGGAGGATTATTAAAATGCGCTTAATTGACGCAGAAAGCCCGCAGAACGGAATATACGTTTCCGATCTCGTAATCGAGGAAATGAAAAAGATTCCGACGGTCGAGATTGACCGCCCCACCCGCAGCTAGTTTAAGCGCATGGCGGTGCAGCTGGGGTATGAGCCGGTCGTACATTGCAAAGACTGCAAGCACAAAGACACATGGCAAGAATCAAAAATACGTGATTGGTTCTGGTGTGGCGTAAGTGGATTGCAGGTCGTTGAAGATATGGACTTTTGCAGCTACGGAGAAAGGAGAACCGATGAGCAGTAAATCAAAACGCAAGCCGAAATACGTATCCATGCACAAGGCCGTGTCCATCGCCATGACGATCTTCGTCTGGGCGTGGATGTCCTGCTTCAATCCTACGCAGGAGGACGTGAACCGCATGTCCGACGAGGTGCGCAACATCCGCGAGAGCGTGAACAGCAAGAACCTCAACATCTGGGAAGTCAGAGACGCCATAAAGGACGAGTTCGGGTGGGAAACATGATGAACTGCCCGAACTGTGGAGCTCCGATCACCGGGAGCGTGTGCGAGTATTGCGGAACAAGACACGGGATTAGGGTCTTCGTTTCCGCGCCGCCCCCGCCGCAGATGCTCTGCGATACGCTCTTGCTTTCACGTCAAATGCAGCAATGCAGCAGTACGGAATTTGAAAATCTGCAAACGAGGCTCGCAAGAGAGGCCGCGAACGCTTCGGAAATCCGCGCTTATAAATTCACACGATAAAAAGAAAAACGCGGCACAGCGTGTTTAACATTGAATGACGAGGTGATAAAGTGAACGAACTATGGAAAATGAAATGCAAGGCTGACCTCTTCAACCTCCGAAAGAACGAGGCGGCGATCCAGTCCATACCGGAGGAGATCGACATGGAACGCGACCGCATGACCTCCATCAAGAGCGCATCCACGGGGACGGCCCCGGTGCAGGGCGGCGGTACATCGTATGAAGAACGCATGAACAACAGCATTTGCCTGATTGATCTTCTTTCCGACAATCTGCGCTTTGCAGAATCGGAAGTGCGGCTGACAAAGGAAGCCCTTGCCACGCTGACAGACGAGGAACGGAGAATCCTGGAAGTGCTGTACATCGACAAGCAGAGGGACGGCGTTGACCGGCTGAGCAATGAGTTGGGATGCGATGAGCGAACGGTATGGCGCAAGGCGACACGAGCGCTTGAGGGGTACAATATTGCACGACACGGAGGAAGGTAAATTGTCAGTATTCTGTCAGTGACATTCCGGAAAACCCGTGGTATAATGTTAATAAGCAAAGCCACGCAGAGACGCCGGACGATCACCGAGCGCCAAAGCGTGGCTTTTTATTTTGGGCGTTGCCGAGAGGCGGGAAAGCCGTACGCAGCGGAGGGGGCGGCGGAGATGGAGAAAGTTATGGACGTTAAGAATATCCCAATCAAGGAAATCGTGCCGTATGCGAAGAACGCGAAGAAGCACGACAAGCGGCAGATCGACAACGTAGCCGAGAGCATACGGCAGTATGGCTTTGTTCAGCCGGTCGTTGTTGATAAGGACGGCATAATCGTCATCGGCCATTGCCGCGTCCTTGCAGCGAAGAAACTTGGTATGGAATCAGTTCCTTGTGTCTGTGTAGATGATCTAACGCCGGAGCAGGTGAACGCCCTGCGGCTTGTGGATAACAAGAGCAACGAGAGCGACTGGGACTTTGACCTGTTGGCTGATGAGCTGGACGGTCTCGACCTGTCGGACTTTGACTTTGACTTTTCTTTTCCGGAGCTGGACGAATCCGAAATTGAAGAAATGACCAACGAACAAAGAGAGCAGGAGTTCCGGGAAAGGATGGAGCGTGGAGAGCTTTCAGACGATGATGAGGACTACCAAGCTTTCCTTGAAAAGTTTGAGGCGAAGAAAACAACGGACGATTGTTACACACCTGCAAACATTTACGATGTAGCCAAACAGTGGTGCTTGAAAAAATATAAGCTTGGCAATCCACCTGTTGTTCGCCCTTTTTATCCCGGAGGGGATTACAAAAAAGAAAGCTATCCAAAAGGGTGCGTTGTTATTGACAATCCTCCATTTTCCATTATTTCTGAAATCTGCGAATGGTATACCAAAAACGGCATTGCATATTTTCTTTTTGCGCCGACTTTGACGTTGCTCGGAATCATGCGAGGCAAAACAAACTATGTTGCTTGCGGTAGCGGCGTGGTTTATGAAAACGGTGCGAGCGTAAACACGTCATTTGTGACGAATTTAGGGAGAAAAAAAATTATCGCCGCATCTGATTTGAGAGAGCAGATGGACGAAGCGAATAAAGAAAATCTTGCACAGCATCACAAAACACTTCCCAAATATGAATACCCGGACGAAGTATTAACGGCAACAATGCTTTGCTACATGGCGGCGCATGGTGTATCACTTGAGATTTGTGCAGATGATGTGCATTTTATTCGTGGGCTTGATGCGCAGAAGGAAAGCGGGAAAGCACTATTCGGAAGCGGATATTTACTTTCAAAGAAAGCCGCCGCCGAGAAAGCCGCCGCCGAGAAAGCCGCCGCCGAGAAAGTAAGAGTATGTGATACAAACGTTTGGAAGCTTTCCGACAGAGAAAAGAAAATCGTGGCAGGGCTTGGGCATGACGATTGAAGAAGCGAAAGCAATCATAGCGAAAACGAACAGCCCGTATCCAAAACGGGACATGCAGAAATTCATCCAGCGCCAGCAAAAAAAGGGGAAAAATAAGAAGTCGAAAGCTAACGCCTGACATATTATAGGCGGCTTTTTTAATCCCAAGGGAGGGAGGGTATGCCACGAAAGGGCAAAGAAAACCTTGTCCCATTGGACAAACGAACAAAGGAAGAGCAAAGAAAGATCGCGCAAAAAGGCGGTATAGCCTCCGGGGAAGCTCGCAGGGCGAATAAGAGCCTTGCATCTCTCGCAAAGTCGATAGCGCAGCAACCCGCGCCGGAAAAGCTCAAAAGCCAGATTGCGCGCGCCGGTCTCGCCATTGATGACGAGGACATGACGTGTAATGCAGCTATTGTAGCGGGCGTATACGGCAAGGCGATAAGAGGCGATGACAGAGCCGTTGACCGGTGGGAAAACTGGACAAACGACGCGGCGGCGGAGGATAAGCCGTGCAGGATTCCTGCTGACCTTATTGGAAAGGCGTTTGTTGACATCAACCGGCAGATCGAGCCAAACAAGGACTATATCTTTGAGGGCGGGCGCGGCGGTCTGAAATCGTCCTTTATATCTCTCAAAGTCCCGGAGCTTGTGGAAAACAATCCGATGATGCACGCCTGCATCGTCCGCAAGCAGACGAACACGCTGAAAGATAGCGTTTATTCGCAAATCCAATGGGCTATCAATGAGCTTGGCATAGCGGGAGACTTTGATTTTAAGGTTTCGCCTCTTGAAATCACGCTCAAAAAGACTGGGCAGAAAATCTATTTCCGTGGGTGCGACGATCCGGTAAAACTGAAATCCATAAAGCCGCCGTTCGGTCATATTGGCATTCTATGGGTGGAAGAGCTTGACCAGCTCGCCGGAGCTGCGGAACTGCGAAGCGTGAAGCAATCCATTCTCCGCGGCGGTGTTGATTCCTATTTCTTTGCGTCCTATAACCCACCGAAAAGCCGTGCGAATTGGGTAAATCAGCAGATGTTAGAGCCGAATGAAAACCGGGTGCGGCATCATTCGACGTATCTTGAAGCGCCCCCCGAATGGCTCGGCACAGTGTTTCTCAACGACGCGGAACACCTGAAAGAGGTCAACCCGGCGGCATACGAGCATGAATATCTCGGCGTACCCAACGGTGACGGCGGAAACGTATTTGACAACATCACAGCGCGGGCGATCACGGATGACGAGATAGCGCGATTCGACCGGATATATCAGGGCGTTGACTTCGGTTGGTATCCTGATCCTTTCGCCTTTCTGCGTATGCATTATGACGTGGCGCATGAGACGTTGTATTTCATCGACGAACATCGGAGCAATAAGACGAGCAATGCGGATAATGCCGCATGGATAAAAGAGCGCGGATACGATGACTTCCCTGTCGTTTGCGACAGCGCAGAGCCGAAAAGCGTTGCGGATTTACGAGCAAGCGGCTTAGATGCAAGGAACGCTATAAAAGGTCCCGGTAGTGTTGAATACGGTATGAAATGGCTTCAATGTCGCCGGATAGTTATTGACCCGGCGAGAACGCCGGAGGCATATAAAGAGTTTATCAACTATGAATACGAACGAGACAAAGACGGAAACGTAATCAGCGGGTATCCAGATAAAGACGACCACTTTATTTCCGCTGCGCGGTACGGAATGGAGCGGACATTTAGACTGTACGGAGTGAGAGCATGAACATATACGAGGTTTTGCGGGCGCGGGGATATACTACCGTGCCGGAAGAGTTTTACACTTATATCGAGAATTGGAAGAACTGGTACGACGGGTATGTGAAGCAGTTCCACCGCTACCGCATCTGGAACGGCATGAAATACGTTCCCTGCCGTCTGTACTCTCTCGGCATGGCGAAAAAGGTCTGCGAGGACTGGGCAAACCTTCTGCTCAATGAAAAATGCAAGATAACGCTTGAGGGGGAGAAAGAGCAGGACTTCATTGATTCCGTTTTTGAGCGGAACAACTTCACCGTCAAATCGAACGAGATGCAGGAGATAAAGGCGGCTCGCGGCACGGTTGCATACGTTCCGACGGTCGTTAATGCGTCTGTTGATGAGCAGACCGGCAAGGTGAACGGCACCGGCGGGGAAATCCGCATTGACTATGTCCCAGCTGACCTTATCCTTCCACTTACATGGGAGAACGGCATTGTAACCGAATGCGCGTTCGGATCGCACAAGGCCATCAAAAAAGATTCGTACCTGTACATCTGCATCCACAAGCGAACGGAGAAGGGAACATACGACATTGAAAACCTTTTGTATCGTGACACAAAGGGCAGCCTGTCGGAGGTGAAACTTGCCGATGTGCCTGGGTTTGAAAATGTAGCTCCGGTTGTGCATACACCGTTTACGCAGCGTATGTTCGTCATTGACAGGCTGAACATCGTCAATAACGTTGATGCAACCCTACCGATGGGCATTTCGGTGTTTGCCAATGCTATAGATCAGCTAAAGGGCGTTGACCTGACATACGACAGCTATGTGAATGAGTTTCAGCTTGGCAAGAAGCGCGTCATGCTCAAACCGCAGGCAACAAAGAATTTCCACACGGGCGAGCCGCTCTTCGATACAAGCGACGTTGTTTTTTATGTTCTTCCCGCCGACGGGCAGGACGGCGATATCATCAAAGAGATCAACATGAACCTTCGCACGGCTGAACACAACGCCGGTATTCAGGACATGCTTAATCTTCTGTCGAGCAAGTGCGGATTCGGCGAGAACCATTACAAATATGATAATGGCAACGTCTCCACAGCGACGCAGATTATAAGCGAAAACTCCGAGATGTTCCGCACGATCAAAAAGCACGAGATCATCCTTGAGGGCGTTCTCATTGAGCTGTGCCGCGTCCTGCTCCGAATGGGCAATGCTTATATGAATGCCGGGCTGAATGAGGACGTTGAGATCACGGTTGATTTCGACGATTCCATCATCGAGGACAAGGAATCGGAGTTCAACCGAGATGCGCGTATGGTGCAGATGGGGATCATGCAGCCGTATGAGTTTCGTATGCGTTATATGAACGAGGACGAGGCAACGGCAAAAGCCGCCCTGCCGCAGATGGAGAGCCTTGTATCGGGCGATGAGTAATGGCAAAATATCCAATCACGCCGGAGTTTATGTACTCCCTGCCCCTGCCGCTTATGCGGCTATATCAGCGTTTAGAAGAACAAATCCTTGAGGATATATGCTCCCGTGTTGCCATGACCGGAGAAATGACGGAGACGGCGATAGAGCATATACGGGCTTTGCAGCGACGGGGTTATGATTACAAGAAAATCAACGAGTATATCAGAAAGACCTTAAAGCTCACACAGAGCGAGTTTGACACCGTGTGGAACAAGGCCGTCCAACGCAATCAGCAGTATTTTGATACGCTGATCGACGACAACCTCATTCTCGGCGAAAACAACTTCAACGCTGACCTGTTCGTTCAGGAAATCAACGCCATTGAGATGCAGACGCTCGGAGAGCTGACGAACATTACCCGAAGCATGGGCTTTGCGTACAGAGCGCCGGACGGAACGGTAAAGGTCGATGATATAGGCAGGATGTACCAGCGCGTGCTTGACGATGCGTTGATACGCGTGGAGAGCGGGCAGAGTTATAACGTGGCGATCCGTGACGCAACGAAGATGCTGACGGACAGCGGCTTGCAGTACGTTGACTATGAATCTGGATGGCATAACCGCGTTGACGTTGCTGCCCGTAGAGCTGTTATGACGGGCGTTACCCAGCTTTCCCGGCAGTACACCGAGCAGACGGCGACGTTGCTTGACACGCCATACAGAGAGGTTACGGCGCACCGTGGGGCGCGTGACGGAGAGGGTAAAACGCCATGGGCGAGCCACAAGAAATGGCAGGGGCGCGTTTATTCCGTCCGTACCGGCGATATTTACCCGTCTATATACGAGGTCTGCGGCCTTGACGAGGTGGATGGCTTGTGCGGCGCAAACTGCCGCCATATGTACCATATCTGGATCGAGGGTGTTTCCGAGCGGACATACACCGATGAGGAATTGGAGAACATCGACCCGCCGCCTTTTGAGTTTGAAGGCAAGCAATATACCTTTTACGAAGCAACGCAAAAGCAGAGACAGGTTGAAGCGGCCTTGCGTAAAGTTAAACGTGAGCTAATAGCCGCTAAGGGGCGCGGAGACGATGAGGAGTATACCACAAAGGCTGTACGGTATCGTCGTCTAAACGAGGAATACGAGGCGTTCAGCAAGGCGGCAGGACTACGGCCACAATACGAGCGAGGGAACATTGCGGAGTTCGGCGCGGATGCTGCAAGAGAAACAAATCGTGCATACTTGGAGATTGTAAAAAAGGCTGACGGGATGTATGATACAGGGAGCGAGAACGGAAACGTTGATGCGTATCTCCGCGATCTTCCTATCCGTCGCAGGATTCAAAATGAGTACTCGCACGAGATGAACGTCGGGCGGCAGAATGGGCATTATGTCGGAACGAACGAGTATAATATGTACGTCCAGAAGCAGCAGAGGCAAGGGCTGTATGGCCCGAGTGTTGTTACTGTAACGCCGGATGAATTGAAAGAGCTTTTCAATCAGTATTCTAGCACCGGAATCATCATGCGGGATGAAAAAACAGGCAGATGGAAAGAATCGGAATTGATTACGGTCAATGATAAGATTATCGGGCAAACAGTGGATTTGCAAACCGGAGAAAAAATTGACACGCCTTGCTTTACGATTCATTACAGCCGTAAAAAGGGCTGGCATATTGTTCCCGCTTATTCTGACAACAAGGGGAGGAAAGATTGTTATGTACAGTATCAATGAGCTGCTTTCATACAACTGCAAAGATGTTTTGGTAGAAACGAAAACCGGGCACAAATACAAAGGCCGCTGTCATGTATACTGTGAGTTTGGCGAGGATGAGGACACGCCGGAAGAGTATATCACTATCAATGGCGGGCTATGTATCGACGTAGCTGACATCTTCAAAATTACAAAGAATTAAGCATCGTGTAAACACACGGTGCTTTTTCTATGACCATTTTCGTGACCTCACGAAAATGATATCACTCTTCAAAAGCATAACAGAGAGCGCCGCCTGACCTTGTGGCGGGTACAGAAATAACGGTCTTGCTTTGGCAGGGCTTCCTTCCTTTCCCCCTGTCTTGCCCCTGCGGAGGGGGATACAAAAACCGCGTCGCTACTGCTCAACAGCGGCTATGCATATATAAAAGCGTGACAGAGAGTGCCGCCCGGCTAGGGGAGGACGGCATATAAACAGACCCCAACGAAAAAAGCTGTTTGCGGGAACAGAGCAAATCCGCGCCGCCACTACTCATTGGCGGTCACGCATTTATGGCGCAAATGGGAACACGGACGGGCGAGGTCGGAAAGGCTCCCGACGCTCCCGCAAGGGAACTTGAGATGCAGGATACGCCGCCTTGCCGTTGCTGGTTCGATTCCAGCTTGCGCCGCCAACGAAGGCGTCATTAAATCGTGCAAGAGCGCACGGTGGGTTCGCCTGCTGTGGCACCGGGCATTTTGCCCGGCTCGGTTGACGCGGGAGGGAACGCCCGCACGAGCCGAAATTTAAAACATTCAAGGAACGAGCTTTGCGCCCGTTCCTTTTTTGTTTGCCGACGGGCATAAACGGAATACGCCGACGGGCGGAAAACGGAGGAATCATCATGGCAGAACCGAATACCAATCCCAACACCGCCGAGGGCGGGAACGATGCTACTTTTACACAAGCCGAGGTAGACAATATCGTTGCAAAGCGTCTCGCGCGGGCAACCAAAGGAATGCCCACCGAGGAAGAAATGAACGCTTATAAGGCTTGGAAAGCCAATCAGCAGAGCGAAGCGGACAAGCTCAAGGGCATTGAGAAAGAGCGCGACACCGAAAAGGCGGCGCGGCTTGCCGCAGAAGCGAAGGTAACGCAGTTTGAGCGGGAAAAGTATCTGACCGCAAAGGGCGTTTCGGCTGATGAGCTGGAATTTTACTGTTTTAAGATCGGTCAGAAAGTTACCGACACGGTGAGCTTTGAAAAGGCAGCCGACGAGTTTCTGAAAGATCGCAAACCCGCCTCCGTGCGTGTGGATATGTCCGCGCACGTCGGAAACAGCGGCAATAGTGCCACCGGCACGAACGACGCTATGAATGCCCTGATTCGGGGCAAATTTAAATGAGAATTGTGAGGTAAACAAGACTAATATGGCTACTAACATTGTAAACAGAACTGACCTTTCCGGGCTTATTCCGGAACCTGTCACTCGTGAGATCATTCAGGGTGTGACCGAGGGCAGCGCCGTCCTCCAGATGGGCCGCCGTCTCCCCAACATGACGAGCAAGACCCAGACGATGAACGTTCTGGACATGCTTCCCACTGCCTACTTCGTGAACGGCGATACCGGCATGAAGCAGACCACCAAGATGAAGTGGGACAAGAAGAAAATCTATGCCGAAGAGATCGCCGTTATCGTCCCCATTCCCGAGGCGGTGCTTGACGATGCTGATTATGACATCTGGGGCGAAGTCCGCCCGCGTCTGGTCGAGGCGTTCGGTAAGGTCATTGACGGCGCTATCCTGTTTGGCACGAACAAGCCCACCTCTTGGCGCGACAGCGTCCTTGAGACTTGCACGAAGGCCGGTTCCGTCGTGGCGGCGACGCCGTACATCTATGATGACCTTCTCGCCGAGGGCGGCGTGATCGCCAAGGTCGAGGAAAGCGGCTATCTCGTTAACGGCATTATGTCCGCTATCCAGATGCGTGCGAAGCTGCGCGGTCTGAAAGACCTGAACGGCAATCCAATCTTCAAAACCGATATGCAGGGCGCGACGCCTTATGCGCTGGACGGCTCTCCTATGTACTTCCCGCGCAACGGCGCTTTTGACACTGCCAAGGCGCTTATGTTTGCCGGCGACTGGTCGGAGCTGGTGTACTCCATCCGTCAGGACATCACGTTCAAGATTTTCGATCAGGGCGTTGTGCAGGATCCTTCCGACAACTCCATCGTTTACAACCTCATGCAGAATGACATGGTCGCGCTGCGTGCGGTTATGCGTCTCGGCTGGGAAATCCCGAACCCGAAGACGGCGTACAACGACACCCTGTCGAAGTACTGCCCGTTCGCGGTGTACGCTCCCGCCGGTACGGTCAACACCGTTACCGTTACCCCGGCCACCGCTACCGTTGCTAAGGGTGCGAGCAAGGCGTTTGCCGCCGCTGTGACCGGCGAGGGCGCGGTGTCTAACGGCGTGCTGTGGAGCGTTTCCGGCACGGCTGCTGTTAAGGCCGGAACGAAGATTGACGAGAACGGCACGCTGACTATCGCCTCCAACGAGACGAATACTGCTCTGACCGTTACCGCGACTTCCAAGCAGGACGGCACGAAGTCCGGCACTGCTGCCGTTACCGTGGGCTGATAAGCTGGAGGGGCGCAGATGTACGCAACATACACGTTTTACACCGATACTTATTTCGGTAGCGCCCTGACGGAACAGGAGTTTGCCCGCGCAGCAACGCGGGCAAGCTCCTTCATCGACTATTACACCATGGGCAAGGCGAAGGACTACCCGGGCACGGACAACGCGCTTGCTATGTGCTGCTGTGCGCTGGCGGAACAGTATCAAATTATTGAGAACGCCAAAGCGCAGAGCATGAGCGGCGGCGAGGTCAAGAGCCAGACGGTAGGCGCGTGGAGCAAGACATACGCAAGCGGCACGGAGACGGCGGAAGCCGCCCGGAAAACGCTGGAAAACATCGCTATGGACTATCTGGCATGGACGGGGCTTTTGTACAGAGGAGGTCAGCGCTGTGTTCCCACATGTTGTGACTGTCTTTAACTCCTACGAGGACGACGATCTAAAGATACACAACAGCATTACCATTCTTCGTGGTGTGCTGTTGGATGTGTCCAAGGGAACGAACGTTGCAAAGACGGGACTTGCCGACGCCGACGCCGCTACGCTGTATATCCCATTTTCCGTTGATGCGGTCAGTACGACAGGCGACAAGAAAACGTATGTCGGTCCAAAAGCGTTCTATGCGGCGGCGGATCAACAGGGTTTGTGGACGCTGGATAGCGGCGGACATAGCAACTCCACGTCCACCTACTTTGTCAAAGGCGAGGTCTCCGAAATGATGAGCCTTGCGCAGCTGCAAGAGAAATACGACTACGCCTTTGACGTGAGCACGGTTGATGTCCGTGATTTCGGCGGCGACATGATGCACTGGCAGGTCGGTGGCAAATGAGGATCACGCTAAAGATCAAGACCGTGAGCGGGGAAGACTTCAAATCCGCCTGTAAAGCGGCGGAGATCGTTGTTGCAACGCAAGCGCTGAAAGACACGATCCCCTTTGTCCCGGCGCTGACAGGCGTTTTCTCCAACATGGCTCGGACGGATGGAAACGAGATCGTCTATACCGGCGACCAAGCACGATATCTGTACGAAGGCAAAGTCATGGTTGACGCCGCCACTGGTAAAGGCCCAATGAACATACCGGATGTAGGATTGCGCTGGCACAAGGGAGCAACGCTCACGCCGACGGCGAAAGACCTTGTTTTTACGACGGACATGCACCCGCAAGCTCAATCCCATTGGATGGACGCATCCTACAAGAAAAACGGCGACAAGTGGGCGCGTGTCGCAGAAAAGGCGGTGATCTCGTCCCTTGGATGAACAGAAACCTAAAACCTTAGTGTCTGCGGAAGAAAATGCAGACGTGAGCCGCGCCGTTCGGCAATGGCTGAATGCGTATCTAGATAAACCGCTTTCCAAGCTCGACTTTGAATGGTTGGGCGAGAAAAGCGGTTTATGTATATCTACCATTCAGGCGGCGTACAAAACCAAGCAGTTTATCGACGGCTCGTATCAGGCACAGTACCAGTTCAAACTTATTTATCGCGTCCCGGCGAAGAACGCAGACGAGAGAATGAGCGCGGATGAGGTGCTGGATGCATACGGCGCGTGGGCAGAGGCAAACGCGGGCAGTCTGACGATTGCGGACGGTATCCGCGTGCGCAAGGTCAAACGCGACACGGCGGCGGCTCTTTTTGCCAGATACGAGGGAGACATAGAGGATCACCAGATCCTCTTAACTTTAATTTACGAGGTGATTTAACGAATGGCTGAATACACGTTTACCACTGCTGCGGGGCAGACTGTGGCGCGTGAGCTGCTTCTCGCTTATCTGAATACCGGCACGAGTTCTGCTCCTGTTTGGTCGGTGATCGGCAAGCGCGTAGAGGACAGCTCCGAGGAATACGACTGGTCTACCGAAAGCAAGAAGGACATCCTTGGCGACACCTACGGCACGATGAAGAAGCCTGTCATTACGCAGTCTTTCGAGCCGTGCGAGCTGGACAGCGGCGACGCGGCGCAGCAGAAGATTTGGAAGCTCGCCGTTGTCGATCAGGACGCGATGGCGCTTGCGGCTATGGACATGCTCATCGTCCACACTTACGCCGGGTTTGCCGAGCGCTATGAGGCGTGCATGGTCGAGGTCACTGGTCTCGGCGGCGAGGGCGGCGGCAGCGTCGGGATGCCCATCAATGTGACCTACGGCGGCAAGCGCACGAAGGGCACGGCCACGAAGGGCACTAGCGGCGCTATCGAGTTTACGCCGGAGACCTAATTTTCAGGAGGTTAAGCAATGCTTGAACTTAGACATGATACCGGAGTACAGGAAATCTCCATTAACGGAAAGGTGACGGTGTTGCTCAACCTCACCGACATTGACTTTATCGAGCGCGTTTTTAATGCGTTTGACGCGATGGACAAGCAGCAGGACAAATACCAGGCGATGCTCGCCGGGGAGAACGACGCGAAGAAAATCTTTGCTGCCGCCCGTGCGATGGACGGGGAGATGCGAGAGCTTATCAACGGTCTTTTCGGCTTTGACGTTTGCACTCCCCTGTATGGCACGATGAACACCTACGCGATGGCGGACGGTCTGCCCGTGTGGTGCAACCTGATGCTCTGCCTCATCGACAACATGAACGATACCTTTACGGCGGAAAAGAAAAAGACGAATCCGAAGCTGCAAAAGTATCTCGCAAAATTCAAGAAATGATCTACTCCCTGCCGGTGTCGCTTTCCGTCGGCGGTGCAGACCATGCGATACGCTCGGACTACAGGGTTATTCTCGATCTCATAGAGGTCTTGAATGACCCTGATTTTTCCGATACAGACAAGGCGGAGGCGACAATACAGACGATTTTTCCCGATTGGGAAACACTGACGGACTATTCGGAAGCATTGGAGAAGAGCTTCTGGTTCATCGACCTCGGACAGCCGCACGGGAAGAAATCCGCCCGCCTTGTGGATTGGGAAAAGGACTTCCCGTATATCGTCGCGCCGGTCAACCGTGTGCTCGGCTACGAATGCCGCTCTGTCGAATATCTCCACTGGTGGACATTCATGGGCGCGTACATGGAGATCGGCGGAGACTGTGCGTTCTCGCAGATCGTGTCGCTGCGCTCGAAACTTGCCAAAGGTAAAAAGCTCGAAAAATACGAGCGGGAATGGCTGCGGCAGAATCGTGAGCTTGTAACACTACCGACGAAGTACACGGCAGAGGACGAAGAAATGTTGAAGAAATGGACGTGATGCGATGGCGACAGAACTTAGATTCCCGGTAGAAATCGACGCCGGGCAAGCCGCCAAAGAATTGGACAAACTCCAACGCGACATGGACAGGCTCAAAAAGAACATGGAGAGCGGCGAGGCGAAACGCGCACCCATCGTTGAACAGCTCAAACAGGCGCAGGATGAGGCGGCGCAGGCTTATGATAAGGTCGAAAAGCTGAAATCCTCATTGGCCGAGAGCGAGGCAAAAACCGCAATTAACGCCAATGCTGATCCGCAGACATGGATCGAAGAGACCCAGCGGCAGGCGGAAATCAAAGCGCAGCTTTCCGAGCAGGAAAAGATTCTCGCGGCGAAAGAGAAAGCCGCACAGCGGCTTGAAGCGCAGGACGCGAAAATCGTTGACAAACTGAAACAGCAGACAGCGGAGCTGGAAGAACAGAAAAAAAGA